GACTCTCACATTTTGTGAGCCATCAATGTCAGCCATATCGATAACTTTAACTTCGTTGTGGTCTGAAAGTAGTCCAGTACCAAAGTATAAGTTAGATGCTTGTCCAGCTACAATACTTCCAGCGGGCATACCAGTAGCAAGTTGTATCTTGATTCCTTCGTAAGAAAGAGCATTACCACTATTATACCATTGTGTACCTTTAGAATCAGTACCAGCAGCACCAACACCAGCAGCACCGTATCCACCTAAGAATCGGATGTATGCTTGTTGAGCAGCAGTAGGTACATAGATAGTTAAATCTTCTTTGCCATAAACAGCATCAGGAAGTGCATCTACAACAGCAGCAAGCAATCCATCGATGTTAGTTGAGGTGAAAGAAGTTTCTCCACCATTAGCAGCATCGTTAACGTCTGTGTCAGCAAGCATAAGAGTTGTAAGTCCGTCAAACTCTCCAGCAGTAGCGGTTACACCACCCCAGATATTTTGTTCAGTTTTCTCAGCAACTTTAGCTGCAACGTGTCCTAACAAAAAGTCAGAAAAGGCTGGAGGCAATGAATCAAATGCAGAATATCCCATTTGTACAGCTTCCCAATCAGAACGGAAATCTTTTTTACACAGTTGTAGGTTTACTTGGAACTCTTCTGGTTGAAGGATTCTCTCAGTAAGTGTTAGAACGTCAGCATCGATTGTGAAATCACAAGTTGCGTCAGTAATAAGGTCAGTAGAAGCAACTTTTTTAATTACTTCTTTAAACTTTACATTAGGCTTAATTGTGATTGCGCCATCAGCTAAAGTTTTACCGCTAAGTAAAGCAGCAGAGATGTATTTCCCAGCGAATTGCCCAGCGTAAGTTGTAGTCAGACTGTTCAATGAATTGTCTGCATCTAGTTGAATGTTTTTAGTACTCATCTTTTTGTTTGTTAGTTTAATTTAGAAAATACTCGGTCAAGTGTATTCATTGGGCGATTATGACCGAATTTCATCACCTCTTTTTGTTCTGTTTTTTGTGATGGTGTGTGTGCGATTGGCTCGGCTGCTGGTTCAGCAGATAGCTTTTCAAGTTTGGCTGAAAGTTCTTCTTTCTCAGCTTCTACTTTACCGTACTCTACCATCATATCTTCTTTGATAGATTTTATCATATCTTCAAGTTCTGCAATCTTAGAGTTGAAATCCTCCTCTTTCACATAACCTTCCATTAATTCGACTTCCTCAGATTCTTCTTCCTCTTCGGCAACCTCTTCTTCAGAATCATCATCTTCAGCCAATTCAGTTTCAACAACTTCCTCTACTGATTCAATTTCTTCTGATAATGCAACTTCCTCTACTTTTTCAGTTTCAACAACCTCTTCGCTTTGAACCTCGATGTTCTCAACTTCAGTTGACTCAACTTCTGTAATGGCAGATAGCTTTTGCATAATGTCATTTAGAATGTTTGTAGCTTTACTCTCCATTTTATGTAAATTAACTTTTAAGTTCTATAAAATAACAATAAATATATTGTCTGTTAGATTTTCAGGATATGGATGTTATATTCCCTATCCCCTGCGCTCTTAGAGTGCCATCACAGCACTTTTTAGAGTACTTTTTACCACATTTGCATAGGCAGCCTCTTTTACCACCTCTAGGCACACTTCTTCCTACTGTTTCGTTCTTACTCATTTCTTACTTGATTTTAATTCTTCCTTTGTCATCGTATCCTGCTAAATCTATTTTAGATTCAATCGAGTTTATTTCGTCTAACTTATCCTCTGCCCAACGGATTCCTTCTTCTCCACCCCAAGCATCCCAAAGTAGACCTCCGCATCCTTTGTTGTAAGGTTCTCCTTTTTTCTTCTCAAATCTATTGTATGATGCCATCTCAGATATTAAACATCTTGATAATGGTTTACCAGCAGACAATAATTTAGCAAATTGCCAAGCCTGTGGAGTTCCGCATCTAGGTTTGTTACTGTCGTAGTACGCTAGAGCCTGTTTAGCGTTCTTTTTAGCTGCTTCTGGGTAATCAGAGTATGTTTTGTCGTATAAACCCAATTCAAGCTCCTCAGACAGCTCTGTGCAATCGCAAGACAGTTCTAACTCACCCAATTCTCTTAATTTACCTCTACTCCAAGCTAAACCAGCCTTACCACCCCATAATAGGTATGAAATTGTACCACAAGCCTTAGAATCGCTTGGGTCATAGTATGTTTCAGCTCTTGATAGGTAGGAATACATCCTCTTAATCGTTGACACACTGAGTTTTTCACCTCTACTGAGCTGCTGCGCCCTTATTTTTCCCACAGATGTGGCACACTTATTGTTTACCTTCTTATTAAGTTCAATACCTCTTTTGGCATTGTTTCTAACGCCACTTCCATAGTCGGAATAGGTTTCTAACTCTAATTTGCCAGCTTCAATAGTGTCTGCAATCTCTAATAGTACTTCAGCAGCTTCAATCTCTTTATTTTCTTGTATCATAGACATAGCAACCTTGTCTGTAAAGTATCCCTCTATTGAGAACCCTTTTACCTTGCCCGTCTTAACGTAGTCATTCCAAACCTCTTCATTGTTTACCTTCATAGAGACCATCCAAGTTCCTACTGGCATCTTTAGTCCATACTTACGAGACTTATCGTATGTTTCATCTTCTATAATCCAAGACTCAACTACTGACATACCAGAAAGTTCTGCTTGATGCTCTAGTGTTGACTTGTTTTGATTTCCCTTCATAAGGAATAACTCTGATGCCCTACGAACGGTATCCTCCGAGAAGTAGATGTAATACTCGTCATCTCTATCTCTTCTGTATATATTTTTATTAGGAATAAGAGCAGCACCCATTAAGATTCGCTTCTCCTTGTCAACATCAGCTAATTCTACTTTTAGCTCATCTTTTAAAGCCACAAAGTTTTCTTCTATGGCTGGTTGATTAACTATTGATATAGCGTCAATTCCTGACATTATTCCTTCTTCGTCTATAAACAATTCTATTATTCTCATACTATTGAATTAACCGAATGATGCGGTGTTTGTTATATTTCTGTCTAGTTCTTGTTGCGTTGAAATGTCTTTCCCTACCACAAATGCTTTTACAGGCTTGTCTTGTTGAGTAGCTACTGTTTGCGCTAATTGAGATGTATCTGATGCGCCAACCACATTAAAGTCTGGTGCTTGTATTACGTTTCCACTTGCTCCCCCTGAAGATGACTTGTCATTAGGTGTTTTTACTTTCAATATGTTTTTAACATTTCCAAGACCAGAAGCAACTGCGGTAGCAGCAGCCAAAGCACCTCTTAATGGTGAATTTGTAGTTGGTATTGGCAAAAACTGTGATTCATACGCTTTTTGAGCAGCAGAATATGTTGACATAAGCGTACCAGCAACAGCAAGACCTTTCCCAACCCCAGTCTCTTTACCAGCTAAATCGCCAAATGCAGTTAAAGCCTTTCCTGTTAAATCAAAAAGCTGCCTTTTTGACAACGCCTCAAGTTCCGCTATTTCTATTCTAGCATCAGTTTGTTGTTGCTCTACATCGGTAAGCTCCTTTTGAAGCTTCATTCTGTCTTGAAAGCTTAACTTTTCACTTTCAAGTTGCGCTTCGAGTCTTACCCTCTCTTTTTCAAGCTGCTGATTCTTTAAATCAAATAACCTTCCAGCTTTTATACCCTCATTTAAAACTTCTTGGTCTGTAATTCTTTGAGCGTTCTCCTGTTGCTTATATTGTAACTCTCTATCGGCATCTATTACCTTTTGCGCCTGCTCTATTGTAAGGTTATTAACTTCGGTAGTTTCCTCTTGCTTTAGCTGAACAATATATGCGGATAAGGATTCTTTAGACTTGGCAATCTCTTCGTCAAACCTTTTTTGAGCCTCCGCTTTCTCTGCTTCGGTAGCATCAGATGCTTTAAACTCATCTAATCTTCTTTGCTGGTCTTCCTCAAATTCCGTTTGCTTTAATCTAGCCCTTGTTCTTATTCCGTCAAACTTTACAGCTACTTTTCTTTTTTCATCCTCTATAAAAGATTTGAGTAATCTCTCTTGAGACTGTTGAGTTTCTTTCTCGTAGTCTAAATCGGCAGCCTTAAACGTTCTTGACCTTTCCTTTCTTGAACGACCAGACTTTTTGTTTTGGTCATCCTCAATATCGGTAAACTCAATAAGAGCGTCTATGTTTTTCTGTGATTCTTCAACCTGCTCGTTTCTAGCTCTAATTAGTTGTAGGATTTGTTTTTCCTCTAATGAAAACGCTTTAGTAAAAGCCTTTTCTCTTGCCCTACCTTTTTGAGTATTTATTTCTTTAAACTTTTCATACTTTTCCTCAAGCTTCTGTAAGTCTTCTGTGCTTTTACCAAACTTCTCTCTTGATTTTATACGCAGGTCTGTCTCTGCTTGTACTTGTTTAGCAGCCTCTTCATCAATCTTATTCTGCGCCGCCCTTGCCATCGCAAGTTTAACGATTGATTCTCTATATATATCGTTTTCTTTTCTCGCCTCTTTTGTTCCTTTAGCGACATCATCAAGAGTTAAGCCAGCATCATCAAGTTGTTTTATGTAATCAGGAAATTCTTTCTTTAATGAATTTATTGCATCTTGTTGTTCCTGTTGTGATTTGCTGCTATCCTGAAGTGTTTTTGTGTATGTTTCAAACTTACCAGCAGTTGCAGTCACCTCTTTTGAGGCATCTTTAAATACATCTGACAGCTTCATTGTTTCGCCCATAAGGCGCATAAACATATCCACCAGTTTTGGTCCGAATGAGATTAAAAGCTGAACCCCAATAAGAAGCCCTCCCATCCCCCAAA